ACGCAAGCGAATCAGATCACAGCATTTTGCGCTCGTATGGTTTGCAGGTGCTAGTTAATTCACGCAATCCATTCATTAAAGATCGCGTGTTATCAGTTAACGCCATGATTCACAATTTAGGCGCAAGACGTTATTTTGTTAATGCGCAGTATTGCCCGATGCTTGTTGAATCACTTGAAAAGCAATGCTATGCAAAAACAGGTGAACCTGACAAAGCTGGTGGATTTGACCACGTTGTTGATGCAACAGGTTATTTTATTGCGTATAGATACCCGCTAGTTAATAATAGACCAACATTTGCAGCAATTACAGGAATATAAAAATGGCAGTAGACACTAAAAATTCGGAGTATCACGAATATTACGAGCAGTGGGAACGATGCGAACACGCAGCAGAAGGTCAAGACGAGATTCACAAAGAAGGTATTAAATACCTTCCACGCCTAAGCGGTCAAAATGACGCTGAATATTACGCTTACAAACAACGCGCGTTATATTACAACGCCACAGCAAGAACGATTGATGGCTTAAGCGGCATGCTATTCCTTAAACCCGAAGTCATCACAGCACCAAGCGCAATGGATAATATTATTGCAGACGTGACAATGGGCGGGTTATCGTTGCATCAATTTGCTGAAGTCATTAGCGAAGAAGTTATTACTATTGGTCGTTGTGGCGTTCTTGTCGATTATCCACCTATTGTTAACGCGGTAACACTTGCACAAGCACAGGCACAAGGCGCAAGACCTTACGCGACCATGTACGATGCAGAATCAATTATAAACTGGAAAACGGGGCGCATTAACAACGTTGAACAGTTAACACTTGTTGTGCTTGAAGAAGAAAACGAGATTGCAGTTGATGAGTTTGAATCTAAATGCGAACCACAATGGCGCGTTTTAGATTTAGGCGATGGTGGTATTTATCGTCAACGTGTTTTCCGTAAAGACAAGCGCGGTGAGTTTATTTTAGTGGATGAAATTTACCCACAAATAAACGGCAAAGCATTAAACAAAATACCGTTTGAGTTTTTTGGTGTTCGTGATAATTCACCCTGCGTGGATAAACCGCCATTGCTTGACCTTGTTGACGTGAATTTATCGCATTACAGAACCACAGCCGATTATGAACATGGCTTGCACTTTACTGGACTACCAACACCAGTTGTGACAGGATATTATTCAGACGATAAAAGCGCGTCACTTCGCATTGGTAGCGGCACGGCATGGTTATTGCCAGACCCGCAATCAAAAGCATTTTATCTTGAATTTACAGGTCAAGGTTTGGGTGAATTGCGGGAAGCATTGCGCTCAAAAGAAGCAATGATGGCAACGCTTGGAGCGCGAATCTTAGCACCTGAAAAACGCGCAGCAGAATCAGCGCAAACGGCTAATATTCATAGATCAAGCGAAAACAGCGTATTGGCTTCAATTTCACAATCAATTAGCATTGGATTGACGCACGTTATGGAGTATTTGCGCGATTGGTCAGGCGTAACTGGTGATGTTAAGATTGAATTAAACCGTGATTTTATTCCAAACTCAATGACAGCTCAGGACGTGGACGTATTGGTTAAAAGTTGGCAAGCTGGCGCAATATCTGCAAATGTTTTATTTGAAAATCTTGTTGCTGGAGATATTATTTCCCAAGAAACAAGTTTTGATGACGAACAAGAAAGAATAAAATCTAATCCTGCAGGAAGCATGATGTGATATAATGAACAAGCCTAAAAACCACTGCAAATGATTTTTAGGCTTTCATCAATTATGAACATACGAGGTTCACATGACTATAGAAAGTTTATCACACAAAAGCGGTATTTATAAAATAACAAATACTGTTAATCAAAAAATATATGTTGGAAGCGCAATAAATATACAGGCGCGATTTAATTTACATAAAACTAATTTACGCGCAAATAAGCATCACTCTAAAAAACTTCAAAACGCGTGGAATAAATACGGTCAATCATGTTTTTGTTTTTCGGTAATTGAATTCACAGAAAAGGAAAACTTAATCGCTAGAGAGCAATTTTATTTAGATTCACTAAATCCATTTGGTGTGAACGGATATAACACCTGTAGGGTAGCTGGTTCAATTCTTGGAGTAAAAAGAAGTGATGAAACAAAAGAAAAATTGAGAGTTGCATCTGGCAGTAGAAGACACACAGAAGAGGCAAAAAATAAAATTTCAGAGTCAAAAAAAGGATGCAAATATCAACCTTTATCAGAAGAGCGCAAGAAAATACAATCAGAAAAAATGAAAGGTAGAAAACTTTCACCAGAGCATCGCGCAAAATGCTCATTAGGAATGATTGGTAAAAAACATAGTGAAGAAACAAAAAGAAAAATGTCAGAAGCTCAAAAAAGAATATCACCAGAAGTAAGGCAAAAAATGAACGAAAATAATAAGCTTAGAGTAACGGACGAATTTAGAAAAAAATGCAGTATTGCATCAACAGGAAGGCTACACTCTCAAGAAACAAAAAAAATAATGTCTGAGGCAAGAATGGGGTCAAAGCTTTCAACAGAAACAATTGCCAAAAGAACAGAAACAAGAAGAAACAACGCTAAACTATTAGGAAAAAAATACTAATGGAAGAATCAGCAAACACGCAACTGCGCGATAAAACGATTGCACATGAAATTTATTTGCAAAGAATGTATGGGGGAACAACTAAAGACATAATGAAACTTCTTAAAGAAGTAGAAAAAGATTTAGTTGCAAAGTTGCGTGTTATGGATATGAATAGCGAATGGAGCATTGCGCGTATTGATGCACAGCTTCAATCGGTTCGCGCTATTATGAGTGAAGGCTATTCCCTTATTGGCAAAGAGCTAACGCAACAAATGAAAGACGCAGCAGAGTATGAGCAAGAATGGCAAATCAAAGCCATTGATGATTCAACGCATGTTGTGCTGGACATGGTAGCGGTTGCGCCCGTGACGTTATTTGCTGCGATTGAATCAAAACCGCTGCAGGGAAAACTGATTAAAGAATGGATTGATAAATTAGATCAAGATAGTTACACGCGCATACAGGACGCGGTTAGGATTGGCTTAGTTGAAGGGCAATCTTACAGTGACGTGGTTAAACGCATTACCGGCACAAAAGCATTGCAATACACTGATGGTGTGATGGCATTAAACGCACGTCAAACGCAGGCATTGGTATCAACTGCAATGGCACACGCTACTAATACCGCGCGTGATGAGTTTTATCAAAACAATAATGATCTGTTTAGTGGGTTGCAGTGGGTAAGCACGCTCGATGGTCGGACTACATCAATATGCCAAGCGCGTGACGGGAAAATATATCCGCTTGATAGTGGCGTTAGACCTCCCGCGCATTTTAGATGCAGATCGGCAATGGTCAGTGTTTTAAAATCATGGCAAGCGTTGGGTATTAAAAATCCAGACGGAAGAACACGCGCATCAATGGACGGGCAAGTTGCGCAAACTGAAACTTATCAAACATGGCTTAAGAAAAAACCAGATGCTTTTCAAGATGAAGTGTTAGGAAAAGAAAAAGCACAAATGTTTCGTGATGGAATGCCACTTGATAGATTTGTCGATGCAAGTGGTAAGACTTTAACACTTGAGCAATTAAAGAAAATTGAGGAATAAACCAGTAGTCAAGTAATCCTTGACAGTTGAACATTTATAAATCAATTAGTTAGTTAAAATATTTTCAAGGTGTTTATTTTTTTTAATTGATGTTTATTATCTTATGCTGTATAAATGCGACAAACACTCGCCATGTGTTTACTCTAGTGTCGTTGGTGTTACACCTTTCATCAACGGCACACCCTAATTTGTAAGGAAATATTTATGTCATTTTTTGATAATATTGTTCATAAGGTTTCAGACGGTGCTAAAAAAGCAGTCGATGAAGCAACAGGTGCAGTTGATGATATTTCACACGGTGACATTATCGGTGCGGCAGAACACGTTGAAAATATCCGTGAAATCCCACAAGATACAGCGATTGAAATTATTAAAGACGCAATTTAGATTTTATTAACGATGGCAGAGCCGTCAACCACAACCCAGAGGGTTATATGTCAGAAGAATTAAGTATTGCAGAGCAAATTAAAGCCGCAGTTGATGAAGCAACAAGCGGACTTGCAAAGAAAAACGGTGAACTTTTAGCAGAGCTGAAAGAGGCACGAAAAGGAAAGCAAAT